ACTGATTGCAGGCAATCGCGTCCTGCCCATCGGTGATCTGCCAATAGCGAATGCCGTTGCTGTCGCGTTGGATGTGGCCTTCCTCTACCCCCCAAGGCAAAGGCGTATGCGCGGGGGTGTCAGTCATTGCGGTTCTTCCTATCTGAGGCCGCGACACGCTTCCGGCACCTATCATAGATGCGGCGATGTTCGGCGCGGAGTGTTTGATGCTCCACCTTGATGCTATCAAGGCGGGCACGTTCTTGATCAGTTAAATGGTGTTTCCAGTTCATTCCGCATAATTGGCACGGACTTCCGCGTAATGCAAGCGGATTATTTATTTGACCGGCTTTTGATCCAACCGCCCCTTCGTCTCACAACTCTTGCGCAAACACGCCTTCACACCATCGCTGCGGATATGCGCGTTGCAATGGTCACACCAGTGGAACGGGCGGGGGTTAGGCCGCTGCATCAAACAGGCTCCCAAGTGTCGCATCCGCTTCTTTAAGATTACGATCTGCAATCGCCGCGTATTCCGGCTTCAACTCAAAGCCGATATATTTGCGCATCATCTTAAGTGCCATATATCCGGTCGAACCGATTCCGTTGAACGGGTCCATAACAACGTCTCCCGGCTTACTGTAAAGACGTAGGCAATTCTCGATTGTATCAAGCTGCAATGGGCAAACGTGGCGCTCGTCATCCGGCCCTTTTGCATTGCGGTAATTGTTCAGGACATTGCCTTGCTGGATATTCATCCAAACAGGGCTTGCGAGTTTCTGCCATTCGTAAACGTCAAACTCAGCATGTGAGATTAATTCCTGCAAAAGCGCGTCGTCTGGAATGTTGCCGCACAGCCCTTGGCGGCGCATATTTTCCAGCCAAGCCCGCGCGATCTTGACGGCTTCTTTGGTGTCACCCGGCGCGCAATGTTCAATCCGGTCGGGATTGTCGCCATCCTTACGGAAAAACAGCATGTAATCAGGCATTCCAACGCGGTTCATGGCGCTGTCTTTCCTGATCTGCTTGTAGAGCAATCCAAGCGCCTTTGTGCGCTGCATCTCAACAACTGGATCTTTCCAAATGGTCGCACGGCCATGATAAATCAGGCCAGCTTCGGTATGCGCCTTAATCAAATCGCCGGAAAAGTCCTGCAATCCGATTGCGCCATCGCGCCCCTTACGCATCGGCAAGTCAGTGCAATGGACGCAAACAATCCGCCCTGGCTTCATGACACGGGTCAAAGCCTGCGCAAAAAACGCATACTGGTTCAAAAATGATTGACCAGTGCCAGCGTTGCCAAGGTCTCTTTCGCTGTCTGAATACACAAAAAGGTCGCCAAACGGGGGAGAAAATACAGCACAATCGACCGAGTTTTCAGGCATGGCATACATGCCCTCAATGCAGTCAGAATTGTGTAGCGCCCACGATGTACCGCTATATTCAGGCTGCTTCATTTTGGTTTCCTTCCGATTTAAGCCATGCCGGAAACGCCAGTTTCAACGGCCTATTATATTTGACGCGGGTTTGCGCCGATGATTGTGCCTTGCGCATAGCGTCTGCCATGCGGCGCTTCATTTCGTCGTGTTTGCTGCCTTTGACGTTGATAACGTCCCAGATGCTCCGCTCGGTATCACTGATAACAATGTCATTTCGGACACGTTCAGTCTGTCCAAACCGATGTGACCGGCGCACGGCTTGATAGTGTTGCTCATAGCTAAAGCTGATGCTGGCGAAAACAGCATGGGCGCAATGTTGCCAATTGACGCCAAATCCAGCGAGTTTTGGTTTGGTAACGATAACGCGAAAGTCACCATCGGCAAAGCCTAGCAAGAGGCTTTCTTTCAAGTCTGGCGTCATATCGCCACGGACTTCGCGGGCGTCCGGAATGAGACTGGCAAGCAAAGTGCTTTCCTCGTTCGTCTCGCACCACACAGTCACCGGCTTATCATGTGTTGCCAATTCAGCCGCACGTTCGCACCGTTGGCGCAACGTCAATCGTTTCTCGGCATGAAAGCTGGTGGCTGACATTTCAGGAATGCGGAACAAAAGCCCGTCAGTATCGGCGCTGCGATCTGCTGCAACCTCGTGCATCCGCCGGTCAATCTCTGGCAGGACATAGCCTGTGTCATCACCGCCAAGATCACTAGGCAATGTGGCGCAACGTGACCAGTTTGCAACCCATTGCCAGAAGTCTTCTTGTGCATGGCCCTTCAATCGCCAATCTTGGCTGGCCGTGCTGGTGTCATTGATAAACCACTTTGACAGCATTTCTTGCTGGCGCATTGCACCCAAGAACTCGGCATGGTTGCCTAGTTCGGTATGGTCATTAGGTGACGGTGTTGCTGTCGCTGCAAGCTTGTATGGCGTGTCCTTAAACGCTTCCTGAATCCGTGCGCGGGTCTGTCCTGCGTAGCTTTTCAGGATTGAACTCTCGTCAAGAATGACAGCGCCAAAAGTGCCAGTATCAAGCGATTGCAACCGTTCATAGTTTGCCACCATAACGCCTGCACCAACTTCGGACTGTTCGCGGATCTGCCTTGCATCAACGCCAAACTTGCGCCCTTCTCGGACCATCTGCCCAGCGACGGCAAGCGGTGTCAGTATCAAGCTAGGCTTGCCGGTTTCCTCTGCGCATTGGCGGGCAAACTCCAGTTCGATGAACGACTTGCCAAGTCCAGTGTCTAGGAATGCAGCGCTCTTGCCACGGTTTAGCGCGAAGTCCAAAGCTGCAATCTGATGCGCCTTTGCCATTGTGTTGATCGGGCGAGGTTTGAAGCCTTGCCGCTGGCCACTTACGGCGCGGCTGGCGATGAACTTGCGGTAATCTTCGATCATTTGTAATACTCCAAAAAAGGGCCGGTTGTCCCTACGCTACCGGCCAAAGCGTCCGAACCATCGCGGGGCTGTCGCTTGGGGGATACATCCTTGTCGTTAAGCCCGCCTGACACCATGCCAGACTTCGCCGCGATTAGGGGTGGTTAGGCTATGGCGCGCGCGGTGATATCCCGCACAAATCGCCACTTATCAAAGTCCGCCTCTGGAATGGCGACATTAAGCGCCAATTCCATATCGCTGCGAATTTCCCATAGGTCTAGCAGGTCCAGCCCAATGTCGGTTAGTTGGGCGTCTGGATCGGCGTTGACCAAAAGGGGGTGGGTGTATGCGGGCATATCAACCGCCCACACCCTCATGGCGTTGCATCCATTCTTTCATAGGAACAGGAGCCTTTGCGCGTTCCGTAGCAAACCAATGCGCTGGGCCGGTGATACGCTTACCGTCCGCTGTAACGCGGGTTACGGTAGCGACTTTGCGAAGGGCCGGTTTCACTTAGCCGCCTCCAATTCAGCGAGGCGCTTCATGTCCTCAAGCGCTTCGTCATTGCTGCAATAGAAGCTCGGGAACTTCTCAAGCGTCGGGTCGCTGGCAAGGTAGATCAGCGATGCGGCTGCTGCGGGCCCGATGCTATCTTCAAGCGCCTTGCCTTCATCACCTGCCAGAACGACAACCCAGCCAGCGCGGCAATGCGTTGTCCCGCATTTGTGCCAAGCTCTCATATCAAGCGCGTCGGGTTGCGATGCGGCCTCATAAACACGCTGGTGAATGTTTGTGATGATTGGGGCACCGATCAGGTTGACATCGCTCAGGTTGACATCGCTCAGGTCGGCACCGCGCAGGTCGGCACAGCTCAGGTCGGCACCGCGCAGGTCGGCATCGCTCAGGTTGGCACCGCGCAGGTTGGCACCGCTCAGGTCGGCACCGCTCAGGTTGGCACCGCTCAGGTTGGCACCGCTCAGGTTGGCATCGCTCAGGTCGGCACCGCTCAGGTCGGCACCGCGCAGGTCGGCATCGCTCAGGTCGGCATCGCTCAGGTTGGCACCGCGCAGGTCAGCATCGCTCAGGTTGGCACCGCGCAGGTTGGCACCGCTCAGGTCGGCATAGCTCAGGTTGGCACCGCGCAGGTTGGCATAGCTCAGGTTGGCACCGCGCAGGTTGGCACCGCTCAGGTCGGCATAGCTCAGGTTGGCACCGCGCAGGTTGGCATAGCTCAGGTCGGCACCGCGCAGGTTGGCATAGCTCAGGTTGGCATTGCTCAGGTTGGCACAGCTCAGGTCGGCACCGTTGCTACATCCCCAACGGACAGCCAGCCCCAGCTTAACGCTTGGCAGCATATCCGGCGTTACGGTTATCTCTGCCGTAAATTTCACCTTGCCAGTCCAGCGGTTCAGAACGTCGAATTTCTCGATTGTCGTGGTCATGGTACATCCTTTCAGTTCGGTATCATTGCCGCGATTGCGACGAAAAGCGGCAAGCCCAAGCCAGCCAAAATCAGCGTCATGCGCTTCACGTCGCGCGGGTTATCTGTCTTTTCACTCATACCAACGGCCCTTCCATAACACTTGCAAACATCATCGCACCAATCGCAGCCACGATGCACAAACCGGCGATCAGCGCGGTCTCGTATAAAATGCGTTTCATCACCTAAACCCCAGCTTAGCCAGTGCCCGCGTCATCTGCCACTTGTGTTGATAATCTGCAATCTCGCGGCCCAACTCGGCAATGTCGGCACCGAATACCGTCACGCCTTGATCAAGGTGCGATGCCATCCAAGGATCGGACATGCCGTCATCCTTGTAACTGACCTCCCAGCCGGTTGGGTTGGGGAACGGGTCGCCGCTCATGCTGCCACACTCCGCAATGCGACAAGGGTAGACTGTACTGCTTCGCCATGATCGTAAAAACCACGGCGCATGAAGTCGCTGTATCGCTGAATATGTTCAGCCCATACGAAAAGCGTTTGGTCTCCGTTTGGGTTTTTCATCTGCAAGCGAATGTATTGATCCGCCGCAATGTCGCGGGCCTGTTGAATAAGTGACTGGCTCATGCTGCCATCCTTTCGCAGTATTCTTCAAACGTCCAATCATTGCGGTGCGCAACGCGGCTGGTGCTGTAAGCCTCGGCGGCTTCCTCTTTTTCCACCATCGCGCGAATGTCGGTGAAGTCCTGCTCGATAGGATCAAGCGCCTGTTGCGCTGCGTCGATCCAGTCTGCGCTATCGTAAACGCCATGCTCACCGAACGGCAGCGTATCGCCGTTTAGTATGTCGCGGGCTAATTCGGTTAGGTCAGTCATCTTTCCGGTTCCTCGTTGCTATAGGCTTGACATACAAGCGCGCTTGCATCATTGTCAAGACACATTCTGCAAAAAGGAAAACAACGAATGGAAAAATCTAAAGCAATCGAAGCGTTCGGTACGATCAGGCATTTAGCTGCTGCGGCTGGCGTCACTTACGAAGCCGTCCGCCAATGGCCTGCAATCATTCCGGAGCCGCGCGCTTCGCAGGTTCGTGCTGCCATTGCAGCAAAGGCAAATCAACTTCAGGAGAT